TATATGGGCCGTGAATGGGAACTTTCTTACCGACTTGGTATGCGTCCTTGGATTTGTGTTGCCTACTCTGCACCCGTTGCTGCTGCTAGCGCAGTTTTTCTGGTCTATCCCTTCGGTCAAGGATCCTTCTCTGACGCAATGCCTCTGGGGATTTCGGGAACTTTCAACTACATGCTTGTTTTCCAGGCAGAACACAACATTCTCATGCATCCTTTCCACATGCTGGGAGTTGCTGGGGTCTTCGGTGGTTCTCTTTTCTCTGCTATGCATGGATCTCTTGTCACCTCTTCTCTTGTCCGTGAGACGACAGAGAATGAGTCACAGAACTACGGATACAAGTTTGGACAAGAAGAAGAAACCTACAACATTGTAGCCGCTCATGGTTACTTCGGTCGCCTGATCTTCCAATACGCTTCGTTCAACAACTCTCGTTCGCTGCACTTCTTCCTGGCTGCCTGGCCTGTTGTCGGCATCTGGTTTGCTGCTCTCGGGGTTTCCACGATGGCTTTCAATCTCAATGGTTTCAACTTCAACCAGTCGCTCCTTGATACTCAGGGACATGTCATCAACACCTGGGCTGATATCTTGAACCGTGCCAACCTTGGTTTCGAAGTGATGCACGAGCGCAATGCTCACAACTTCCCTCTGGATCTGGCATCTGTAGAGGCAACTCCTGTTGCTCTCACTGCTCCTTCCATTGGTTGATATAAAAACGAATAACTGATATAAATGAGAGGGTGTAACAACCCTCTTTTTTTATGTCTCACAATACTCAAGATGATTAGTTCAGAGACACCTTACAAACTTCGTGGTATAATTCAGGATACTTGGCCCAATCTTTACTATTTGAAAAATGAACGGAAATCTAGAACCAGAAGAGAACGTGATGACGGATCGCCTGTGGACGGATGGGGGGATGATGGATATCATTCAAGAGAAGATTAAAACTCTTGGATGGGAACCATGGGATGACATTCGTGTAGAGATTGGTGGTGTTGCTTTCAGTGGCATTAATCAAACAGAAGGTGCAAACCCTAAGTGGGCTAAACCATATGGAACTATCTCTTACCAGAATGATGCTTTCATTGTGATCAAAAATCGCAGCCGCAGTCCTGTGGTTCCTTCACAATCTTCTAAATAAAACTGAATATCGTCGGCGCATAAGAGGGGTAACTGGCAACATCCAGTTGATACCCCTTTTTTTATAGGAGTAAACAAATGGGAATGTTTGACACCGTAAGATCTTCATATGATCTTGGACCAGGATACTTAAACAAAGAACTCCAGACAAAAGATCTGGACTGTTGTATGAATGACTATTGGATCTCTCCAACTGGTCAGTTATTTGAAGTTGACTATTCTGGAACTCATGATTTCGTAGAAATTCCTGAAGAAGAACGAACTCGTATTTGGAATTCTTTTAAAAATGTTCCAAATGGCAATCATGGAAGAGTAAAACCAGTTTATATTTTTAAGGTGGTGGAGCTCTATCCTGCGAATTTTGATGGACACTATTCCAAGTGGCCCTCTTGTCATGTGTACTTCAAGGATGGTATCATACAAGAAGTCAGGCACACCGACCTCCATGTATTCTCTTAAAATCCTTGCACCATTTCTCCTGCAATATTGTGCCAATGAATTCGTGACTGGTCAAGGTGATTATTGTGTAATTAATCAATCACCACCACAAGTTACCAGGTATTATGAGCCTGGTAAATCTTGTTATGTTAATGGAACTTTTCATTTGAAGTGTGAAAATAATTATGACTGAGAACAATGTACAAATAGTAATTCCAAAAAATTATGGATGGATAGAAAAAAAACTTTCTGAAGAAGAAATGAATCAACTGTGGAACTATGTTGATAACCATTTACATTCTGTAAAATCAACCCTTGCTGGAAATATTCATGAAAGTTATGCGTTAACTGATACTAATGATTGGTTTTTTAACAATACTATCTTACCACTTTGCACATTATATGCAGAAGTATTTGATAATATTGGAAAAGAAGTCCCAACAAATGCATCACATCCTTACATCCTTCATTCGCTTTGGGTGAACTTTCAAAAACAAAATGAATACAATCCAATACACCATCATACTGGAGTGTATAGTTTTGTAATTTGGATGAAAATACCTACAAGACATCTAGATCAAAATCAAAATTCAGTTTCATCAAACTCAAATTCAAAATTCATTTCCACATTTCAGTTCCAATATTCGAATATACTTGGTGAATTACAATACCATTTGTATGAAATGAATCCAGAAATAGAAGGTACATTAGTGTTCTTTCCTTCAAAACTTCATCATCAAGTTTATCCATTTTTTAATTGTGAAGAATATAGAATCTCTATCTCTGGTAATGTAACTCTTGATAGTCATCACATTAATTAAACTAAAAACAATAAACTAATATATAAAATGAAAATGACATTTACTGTTTACTCTAAAAATGGCTGTCCATACTGTGAGATGGTCAAACAAGTTCTTATTGGTAAGGACTTGATGTTTACTGAATATAAACTTGATGTAGATTTTGACAGGGATCAATTCTATAGTGAGTTTGGTGAAGGATCTACGTTCCCACAAGTGGTAATGGATGATCAAAAACTAGGTGGATGTACAGACACCGTAAAGTATCTACGAGAACAAGGTATCGTTTAATGACTAGTGAACTCTACTACGATGTTGATAGGGCAATTGATTATGCATTTGAAGGCCAATTTGTTCTTAAATTTTATGACTATCTAAAAGTTCGTGGAACAAAAAGAGCTGAAGTAGAGGAGTTCATCACCAGTTCAACCGCAACAGAACTGAGTGATCTTGTAAATGAACTAGAAGAATATCTTGAAGGTGGTAGTGACTACAATCACAAATACCTTCGTGAAGCCTATGGTCATATTCCAAAACCACAGGCTAGAAAGATCAAGGAGTATCTTTATGGTATACTGCAAGATGCCTGGCAGTATAGTCATGACAAACGACCTGGAAGACGCAAGAAGGTCTCTAAATAAACCAGAGAGTTGGAGGTGCGTAAGTAAGTTTTATTAGTAGTCTCTCTAGGAAAGAAAAATGTTAATAGGAGTAACTCTAGTTTTTGCCACTCTCTTCTGCATGGGTGGTACATTGGTTGGGTTTGTGGTAGGATGGTTTGCAAGTGAAAAGTACAACGAGTACATGGATCTTAAGACTGCTCAAGTTACAACCCATCCAGAAATGTATGACACAGATGGAAACTTACTTAGCACTGAACTAACCGCACTTCGATTTGTAATCGACGAAGACAATTATTACGATGACGACGAGTAATTATGCCTGCAACTAAAACTAAATTACCAAAGGATGCTTTGGTAAGTGAAATTCTTGACGCTGCATCTAAAGCAAGATCTAAAGCCAAAAAAGTTGAAATTCTTCAGGAGTATGATTCCCCTGCACTTCGCGCTGTTCTTATTTGGAACTTCGATGAAACTGCAAAGAGTATGCTTCCAGAAGGTGACGTTCCTTATAGCCCTAATGAGGCACCAAAAGGAACTGATCACAATCGTTTGACTTCAGAGTACAAGAACCTCTATCACTTTGTAAAAGGTGGTAATGATAGTCTTGCACCTTTGCGTCGTGAGAGTATGTTCATTCAACTTCTGGAACGACTTCATGCAGAAGAGGCAGAAGTCATTTGCCTTACCAAAGACAAACGTCTAGAGGAAAAGTTCTCTTTGACTAAGGAAGTGGTTGCTGAAGCTTTCCCTGAAATCAATTGGGGATGGAGGTCCTGATGGTATTGGGAAGTGGTGATGTCCAGAAGATGAAAAGAATGGGCGCCACCGTCCTCCATTCCAATTGCGATCCAGAAGCTGCAAAAGATAAGTCACTTCCAAATACAAGTTACCTAGTGACATGTAAGGATGGAGATGATACATGGCATGACATCGTGATGGGGCTTCAAGTTCCCATCTTTGATGCATACCATGAGGTTTTTGGTTATAATGTAATTCAAAAGTGGAAGTGGACTGACGGAACTGTTAATCCCAAACTTTGGATGTATAGGAATGAAACTGACAAGAAAAAGAAATGACCCACGAAGAGATGCTTGAGGAAGCAGAGAAAAGAGAAGAAGAAAATAAACAACTTGGTCTCGGCGGTGGTGGCTACAAACCTGAATTCAAGGTAGCTGAAACTGGAGGTTTTGTTGGCGGCCGTGATATGGTTGATGACGTTGAGGTAACTGATCCACGTCAAAACCTTGACAACTACACGGTCAACATGCAAGAGATGAAGAAAGTTGTGAAACAATACAAGAAACTTAAGAAGTATGCCAAGTCAAATCTTTTTCAAATTCAAAAACTAAGTGGTCAAGAGACTATCGTTGACAAACTTGTTAAGGAGTTTGAAGAAAATCCAGAACTGTAAAGTACTAGTTGTATCAAGATAAACATTTTGTGTAATTTGATACAACTGTTGCCTATATAATTTAACAGGTCTATAATGACCTTACGTTCATCCCTATGGGACGGAAGTAAGCCGACTCGGAACGGATCGTTCATCTATGGAACAACTTTTCCTAACGTGTCTTCAAGCACAACTTCTCATTGGTAGAATTAATGCCAGTGAGGTTGTCACTCCCCAACAAAAAAATAATCTTGTATGGGAAGTCAAACAGATCACTAAGAAAGGTTGTTTTCAAGACGCAAAAGCCGACTGAAGGAACGCTCTTTAACTTAACACTTAAGGAGAACCCTAATGTCTAAAGTCGTATATCGCGGCCAAGCCTACGATACTGAAGTTCGTAGACAACAACAGGCTCAAACCCAACAACAACCTCAACAGTACAACGAGACCTATCGTGGTGTTCGTTTTGTAAAGGAGGTTAAGTGATGAAGAAACTCAATTTTCTTCAACTCATTAAGGAACAGAAACAAAAAGAACAACGTCGTCATCAAGCCCAACTAGCTCAATTAGTAGGAGCAAAGTAATGACACAGTTCATAGTTTCATCCACTGCTGCGATTGCTTTAACAACCATATTTTTATCCATTTATGTTCAGTGGTTGGACAGGTAATGGAAAACTACACATATCATCATGATGATATGGATAAAGATAATAGGCCACCAGCCTGTTATCAATTAACTTACAGAGGATGTAACTATTGGTCATGTTATCTTGTTCATTTAGACGAATGGTTTGAAAAACTATTCAATACAGAGGGGTCCTAGGGCCCCTCTTTTTTTGTGCTTGCCATACCCCCCGATCCTAGATAGAATAACTCTGCCAGGGTTCAAGGGACATGAATAAAGCAAAGCTTAAAGTTCTTATAGCTGCCTTAAGAGAGGTACTAGAAGAATTAGAATCAGAAGTCTATTCAGATACCCAGTCATATCTTCAAGACATAAATGATAAAGTAACAGACTATGATGAGGTATTTGAGGATGATGATGGTTATCCAGATTAGGAGACTAAAGGATGTATGAAGATCTAGATTGCTTCGAAAAGGCTCTGGCTCATTTTGGAACTAGAGTTGATATCATTATTGCCTTAGAGATGGGTAATAAGATAGACTCAGAGACTGCCTATCACATGATCAAGGCAGAACTCAAAGAAGTCAAACGTATTCGTAAGTTAAAGAAAAAATCCACTGAGGAATGATGAAAAAGCTTTTTGTGATTGCTTCTCTGTTCTTTGCATCTCCTGTATTTGCACAAGAAACTAAAACTTATCGTCCATTTCGATATGAAACCGCATGTCTTTTGGAACAAGGTATTCAAACCTATCCTGATACATGTGTAGTTGTTGAAACCCGTGAGAAAGGTGGAGCACTCCGTACCCGTAACATCTTCTCTAATAAACATGGGTTGACGATCAAAGGCCGTTTTGATAAAGAACAAGGATACATGACTTGGGATAGTTACAATAAGTTTGAGTATAAGTGGGAATATAAGATTGGTGGAAATGGTGATCTAGGTGCTTGGACCTATGTGATGCCTGGTTTTCTTGTTCAAAATGTTAGTTGGGATTGAAAATGACTGTTAAACTGATTAGTGTTACTCCAGATGCAGAACAGACCATGGCCTACGTGGCACGGGTCTCTAACCCTGCCAATCAAGAGAATGATAACTATGCGGGTCTTTTGAGGTACTGCATCAAACACAACCACTGGAGTGTCTTTGAACAGGCTTTCATGACGCTTGAGATTGAGACTACCAGGGCGATTGCGGCCCAGATCTTGCGTCACCGTTCATTCACCTATCAAGAGTTCTCTCAACGGTATGCAGATACCAATCTTCTAGCAACAGACATTCCTCTTCCAGAGTTGCGTCGTCAGGATACAAAGAACCGACAGAATTCTATTGATGATCTTGAGGAAGAGAAAGTATTCGTAATGAATAAGATGATCCAAGATCTGTTTCGTGATGCTCAAGACACTTATAATTTTCTTCTAGAACAGGGTGTTGCAAAAGAGTGTGCTCGTATGGTCCTTCCTTTGGCCACTCCCACCAGGATTTATATGTCAGGTTCTTGCCGTTCTTGGATCCATTATATTAATCTTAGAAGTGCGAACGGTACTCAGTTAGAACACATGAGGATCGCAGAGGATTGTAAGAAGGTATTTACCGAACAATTCCCCACCGTTGCAGAAGCCCTTGAGTGGGTCTAAATACATCACCCTCTTCATTTATTATGCCGATATATCCCATTATCAATACTGAAACAGGTGAACAAAAAGAAGTCTCAATGAGTATTCATGTATGGGATCAGTGGTTGAAGGACAATCCTGGTTGGGTCCGTGATTGGTCCGATCCATCCACTGCTCCTATGGCGACAGAAGTGGGAGATTGGAGGAACAAACTGATTTCTAGAAATCCAGGCTGGAATGATGTCCTTCATAAAGCTTCGCAAGCTCCTGGTTCCAAAGTAAAGAAAATCTAGTATGGCAAGAAAAAGGAAGTCTTCTGAACCCATTGGTATTGGATTAACTGCGAAACAAATGAAACGCAAGAAACCAATCAACAATGATTTCCTGATAGACATTGAACCTCTTACTCCAAATCAAGAGAAACTGTTTGATGCATATGCTGAAGGTAAAAACATCTTTGCTTACGGATGTGCTGGTACTGGTAAGACTTTTGTTGCACTCTACAATGCACTTCAAGATGTGTTGAATGAGTACACTCCTTACAAGAAGATCTACATCGTTCGTTCACTTGTTGCAACCCGTGAGATTGGTTTTCTTCCTGGTGACCATGAAGATAAATCAGCTCTTTATCAAATTCCATACAAGAACATGGTTAAGTACATGTTCGAAATGCCATCTGATGCAGACTTTGAAATGCTCTATGGTAACCTGAAATCTCAGGAAACTATTTCATTCTGGTCTACTTCTTTCCTTCGTGGTACTACTTTTGATGATTCTATTCTGTTGATTGATGAAGCTCAAAACTTGAACTTCCATGAACTTGATAGTATAATTACCCGTGTGGGTGACAACTGCAAAATCATTTTCTGTGGTGATGCATCTCAAACGGACCTTCAAAAAACTTATGAACGCAATGGTATTCTTGACTTCATGAAGATCATTGAACAAATGAATGAATCATTTGCAATGGTTGAATTTGGTGTTGATGACATCGTTCGTTCTGGTCTGGTTCGTGAATACATTATGAAAAAAATGGCACTTAATCTCTAATGCAAAGAACTTATCATAATTATCTGGGTGACATTGAACTAGAGAAAAAAGAAACTAACGGTTGTCGTCTCTATCTTCTTCCTAATGGTGACTGGGTGCCTTCTATCACTTCAGTCACCTCTTTCTATAATCGTCAAACGTTTATTGACTGGAGAAAGAAGATAGGTGAAGAAGAAGCTAATCGTATTACTAAGAAAGCCACAACCCGTGGCACTGATTTCCATGAAGCGGCGCAGTCTTATCTTGAAGGTAAAGAACTCATCTGGGATAACCACCTCCCAGCCACACAGTTCATGTTCCACTCCGCCAAACCGTTCCTTGATCAAATTGATCATATACATGCTATTGAGCGTACCCTTTATTCTGAGTATTTCGGTATTGCTGGTCGTGTTGATTGTATTGCGGAGTACGCTGGAGAACTTGCTATCATTGACTTTAAAACTGCAGACAAAATTAAACCAGAGAAGTGGTTAGAAAACTACTTCGTTCAAGAAACTGCATACGCATGTATGTACTATGAGATGACTGGTATTCCAGTCAAGAAGTTGATTACAATTATGACAACTTCTTCTGGTGAGGTCAAAGTATTTGACAAAAGAAACAAAGAAGAGTATATTAAGTTATTAGTTCGGTACATTAAAGAATTTGTTACTCATAAGCTCTCCAATGAATAAAGACCTGGATAAGGCACTTAAAGAAAAGTTCTTGTGTCAAACAAAATTCACTAAGGATATCGAAGAATTAGTTCGGGACAACGATGACCTGAATTACATCGATGCGATTGTCCATTATTGTGAAGAAAACAAGATCGAAATCGAATCTGTTTCTAAACTCATCAGTAAACCACTCAAGGAAAAAATCAAGGCTGAAGCCATTGAACTTAACTTCCTCAAACGTACATCACGAGCACGATTGCCATTGTGAAAGTGTCCCCCTTTGATTGTTACAAAACTTATCTTGCGATGAAGAACCACTTCACCAAGGAAAATTATGACTATGTAAAATACGGCGGTAAGTCACGAGCATCTGTTGCGTCTTTCAATAAAAGACGTGACAGATATTTTTTTGAGAGACTTTCTAGAAAGAAGGATGATGACGAGATCATACAGTACTTCATCTCAAACTTTATTTCCAGTGAAGATCCTGGTAAAGTGTGGATAGGAGAGATTATTCAAAATGGAGAAACCAACTTCAAGGAGTGGCAAAAACGAAACCAATCCTTGTCCTACCTATTCGGAAACGAAGTTGAAACAATCTTTACAAGAGATAATTTCGACAGTTACTTCCATACTCAAGGCCAACACCCGAAAATCCTGAAGTCTTATCTCAAGAAAGAGATCTCTATTGAGACCCTTATAATTCTTGATAAGATCTTAGGTTTTGTAAAACAATTTGATAAGAAACTGGATGATCCAATTTGGAGTACGGTTTCCCTCAAGATCAAGAAGTATGGTTCATTTCTAAATATTGACGTGCTTCGTTATAGAAAAATCCTGAAGGAGAAAGTTCTATGAGTTTTCTGGACAGTCCACAAGTTCGTGCTGGACTTGTAGAGATCAATGAACTTCAAGAAGAAATCTACAAAGATGCAATGAAGTTTCCTGCAATGTCGCAGGAAGATCAGTATGAACATCTTACTAAGTTAGAAAACTTACTTGAAAAACAACGCATTATGTACACAAGAGTTTCTCTTTCTGATGATCCAGAAGCACTGCAGATCAAAGAGAACATCGTAAACGCAGCTAAAATGCTGGGGTTCCCAGGTTCGGTGGATCCTGGTGACCTGTTTAACAATATGCACATGACCATCAAAAATTTGCGTAGGATGGTCGATAAGGGACTTGACAAGTAGGTCCCTTCCCTGGTACGATAACTCTGCCACCACAAAGGCCAAATCTAACTCAATCCGAGGTAATCTAATGTCTTTTTCTGACCTTAAAAAACAGTCCAAACTGGGTTCTCTGACTTCTAAGTTGGTCAAAGAAGTTGAGAAAATGAATTCCCCTCAAGGTGGTGATGACCGCCTGTGGAAACCAGAAATGGACAAATCTGGTAACGGTTATGCAGTAGTCCGTTTCCTTCCCGCTCCTGAGGGTGAAGAACTCCCTTGGGTCAAGATGTACACTCATGCCTTTCAAGGTCCTGGTGGTTGGTACATCGAAAACTCCCTGACTACTCTGGGTCAAAAAGATCCCGTGTCTGAACTCAATACTCGTCTGTGGAACTCTGGTAACGATGCAGACAAAGAGACTGCACGGAAACAGAAGCGTAAGCTTTCCTACTATTCCAACATCTATGTTGTGAAGGATCCTGCAAATCCCCAAAACGAAGGTAAGGTCTTCCTGTACAAGTTTGGTAAGAAGATCTTTGACAAGGTGATGGCTGCAATGCAACCTGAGTTTGAGGATGAAGATCCCATCAACCCCTTTGATTTCTGGGGTGGTGCAGACTTCAAGATCAAGATCAAGAAGGTTGCAGGTTACTGGAACTATGATAGTTCTGAGTTTGCCCGTCCTTCTGCACTTCTTGATGGTGATGATGATGCACTCGAAGCTCTTTGGAAGAAGGAGTATTCTCTGCAAGAACTGGTTGCTCAAGATCAGTTCAAGGACTATGAGACCCTGAAGAAGCGTCTGGACAATGTTCTGGGTAATGCTGCTCCTGCTCGTCGTCCTGTCGCCGAAGAAGTTGAAGACGAAGATGACTTCCGTGGTCCTGTTCGTGACCTTGATGATGGTCTTCGCAACGAACTGAACAACCTCAACCGCGAACCTGTTGCAGTTGGTGGTGGTTACAATGATGAAGATGAAGATGATGCACTGTCCTACTTCCAGAAACTTGCTGAAGAGTGAGTAAACCTAGAAACTTCTGGAGGTACTGGGCCAAATCAATAGGAGAAAAGGCCAGTAAAGATGACAAAGAATCAGATGTCGTGGCTAGTGTACGGACTGTTATATTTCTCACTTATCTCATCACTAATGTATTCATTGTTGCAGGGGTAGTGAGACACTGGAACGACGTTCCGGCCACGAAAAACGTTACTTGTTTTCAAAAATAGCGGGAAAAAAATTCTGGGGCTTTTTGACCTGTCAGGGTCGGCCCCATTTTTTTTAGCCAGTGATCCTAATGTTCTCAGTCTTCTTCAATCTCTCATTCACGTATTGAGAAGATTTACCATATTTCATGATTTTCTCATATTCGTCCACTATCGTACCAACGTATTGTGGATCAACTAGATTGATATTTCGCCTTTCTTCGTTTTTCTCAACTTCCCACTCAAAGTAAGAAACTGAACGAATTGGTGAAACTGATACTATCTGGTTTCCTTTCAAATATTCAACTTTAAAACTTTCATCTACAACTTGACCAGCTGGAACAATAAGTTGATTATTTCGGTCTCTCCACTCAATCGTTCTATATTCCTTAATTTGAACTAATTGGTCTTCAGTGTACTTGTCACTCAAATAGACGTTTAAGTCATATTCGGTCATTGGCCAATCATTTTTGATATCAATAATATTGTTTGAAATTAATACAATCCAGTCAAGATCAGCATCACCATAAACTTTTTCCGCTACGTTGTCTGGTCTATCATCACCCGTAATCTTATAACTAATAAATTGAACAAGATTTGAGAAATAATCTTCTCTAATTTTGACCCGTCTAAAAAGGTTTTTTACACGAACTGTATCTCCACTACCTTGTCTATCATTTAATAGAGAAGGATAGTCTAAGTCTGGAAGTTGTCTAAGAAAGTTAGCCATTAGAATCCTACGTCGTCAAGTTGACTTTCATCACCAAAGTTATTAATATAGTCTGCATCATAGATAGGTGCAAGTTCTGAGAAATTCATAGTCACCAGAGTGGTAACTGGTTGACTATCTCCATCGTATGCTGCCCATCTTCCAGCTTCACCAGTGTAATCAACTGAAAGATTGGTTAATGCACAGGTCTTCATTTTAGTAAGACCTTTGATCTCTTTTTCTCTTCCAGGAGGACCTGCCTGAATATATTTAAGAACAAATACATCGGGAGTTCCAAGAAGTAAGTTTCTATTGGTAAATCCACTTGTACCAAGAGTTACACCCTTTTTAACTGCAGAGTGTTGTTTCAATACTCTAATGATCTTTCTCACAACTGCAGATTCTGTAGGACTTCTTGGTGTAAATCTTACCGTAAACTGGAAGGTTCTAAGTGACGGTCCAGTAAAGAGAAGTTCTAAGTTTGGATTTTCAATTACACCACCAGTTCTTGTAATTACTTGAGTTACATCAACATTAACTCCTACTTTAGCTGCCGCTGCAGCTAATGAATCTAATAAAGCTTTTCTTTGAACATATGGATTTGAAATAAGTTGTCCTGCACCTCTTATTGCACCCTGAATTCCACCGGCTACTGTATTTGAGATATCTTCGAATTTTTGCCATCCACTTGTATCTGGACTGGAACCTAAAGAACCAAATATTGCATTATTAATTTCTCCACCCAATGTTCCTGCAATAGAACTAAATTGACCTCCACCCCATGCAACTGCATTACTATCACCAACAGCGTTAGGAATTGGTAGAATGATTGTAGAAAGAAGTTTGGATCTTCTACCACCCTTTGAATCAATTGAAGCAGTTCTTAAAAATCTAGCATTATCTGTTGCTTGATCAATATTTGGCAATCCTCTTGCTGGTTCATAACGAAATGTATGAATCATCAACGTGTCTTGAATATTCATATCCAGATCTTCTGGATATCTAAGAGATGATTTATTAATTTCTGGTAATCTTGATGTATTGATGGCAAGATCTTTAGCAGCTGCCTGATTTGCCTTGATCGTTACTTCATCAAGTCCCTGTTGTATTGTTTCTTGTACTTGTGCTCCTGGATTAGATCCACGACTAGCTACTTCTGCATTTGCAGTGTTTCTATCTGCAACCCACCATTTACCTTGGAATTCTGTAAGTTCATCAGGTTTGTATGAATTCTTATATGCAGTTCCTACAATATTTCTTGCTTGGTTTGCAAACGCAACTCCACCATAGTCTTTAAGAAGTTTATCCGTAGTTTTTTCAAGAGTGCCTCCGTCCTTTGACATTCTTGAAACGGATTCTTCATAAATTACTGCACCAAAATTATTGTCATAGTCACTTTTGTTTTGTATTGCTACGGCTCTATAATATTGACTATTCTCATCAATTTCAATATAAAATTGCGCACCACTTCTGGTTTTGTATATTTTAGACTTTTGAGTTGTTCCTCCAAATGACATTACTTATCCCTCCATACCCTGTAAGAAGGATAATCAACTCCATTTGGAGTGACAAATTTTTCGGTTGGTAACAGTGACACGTCAGCCATCTCTGCTTCTGGTACTCTCATCATGTTACCTTGTATCCCACCAAAGTAATACCTGTGTAAGGTTTTATTGGGTACAATTACACCATCTCCACTATTTAGAAGAGATAACGCAACACCTTTTCTTAGTTTAGGTTCTAAGTAATGTAAGTTTGCTCCCAGAAAACCATCTGGGTAAGTATTAATTATGTATGTGATTGGAAATTGATCATAATACTTCAATCTGGTTGGTTTGGTTGCGATATAATTGAAGAAGTATAATTCACCTCCCTCTGCTGGACCATATTGGTCTCTATCGTTATCTGGATCATCATACTCTGGACCTTGATAGTTTTTGAGAACTTTTGCCAAGGTGCCACGATACCAATCGCGGCTGCGATTTTTATTTCCTGCTTCAGATTTGACGATAGATGCGATACTCATTTAATACCTAGTTCTTTCTCAGTAAAGATCTTGAACTCCCAGAGACGATCATCACAGAATTCTTTACAAGCTTTCCACTTAGCTTGATTAGTACCCCAGGTATAAACTTCGTTGATCCAAGCCTTTGTCTTCTTTGGAGGATTTGGATTTGGTTCTTTACACTGTTTTGCGGGTTTGATTTCTACAACCATTCGACGCATTCTGCCAGTCGCATCGATATATTTGATGTAGAAATCTGGGAAGTACCTTCTTTTCTTACCTGTCACGGGATCTTTGTATGGAACAAAGAACTCTTCACTACCCCATTCTAAAATATTCTCATTATCATCACAGTATTTCATGAATTTTCTCTCCCAAAGAGACCGATAAACGATGTTAGTTGGATCGCCCTTGTACTTCTTTGGATTGGAAGGCTTATACTTCCCGCTATAACTCATAAATAACTCTTAACTGGCTGATATCTATTTATAGCCCAATGCCTATTCCACAACTGTATCAAATAGATGATATCAAGTCTAGATTCCAACAGGTATCACTAACAAACCACTACCAGGCATTTTTCCAAATGAATGGTAGTGTTCTAAAGGCAGCTTCTCAAGTGGGAGTTACTAATAGATTTGTTGCCGAAGATCTAGGTTTATATGTTTGCGATGCAGTTCTTCCAGGATCCTCTTTCGCTGATATTGAAGTTGCTGGTGATCGTCAAGGTATCACTGAAAGAGTTCCATATTCAAGAATTTATGATGACATAACCTTCACGTTTTACGTTGACTACGGTTACAACGTAATGAAGTTCTTTGAGGCTTGGATGGGTCTAATCAATCCTCTAAAGAAAAGTTCTGGTGGTCGCAATTCTCAGGTAATGAGATTGACCTATCCAGATTTTTATAAATGTGATATGCAAATCTGGAAGTTTAATAAAGACGCATTCCAACAAAGAAGTGGTTCTATCGCGTACACATTTTTTAGAGCTTGGCCATATTCTGTTTCATCAACACCTGTAAGTTATAACGGATCAAACGTGTTACAATTGAACGTAACGTTTAGATATGATAGGTATATTGTGACTGATGTAACTATTTCTGAAGAACCAGAAACTGTCATTAGACAACAACAACTTTGGGAACAAAGTCTTCTTGATGCAACTGGTGGTGGAATTGCACTTACTGGTGCAGGAACACTTCAAGAACTTTATGAGATCAATACTCGTGGCGGAACATTTGGTGGACCCCTTCGTGATGTCCCTGCACCAAATCCAAGAGGAGAAGATGTAATTACTCCTCCAGTCTTTAGAGGTAACTTCCCAGTTAACGTTGGATAATCACTCTAAATAAATCACTGACCATCTCATTATGCCATTACCCACAATTGTTACTCCTTCGTATGAACTGACTTTACCATCAAACGGAAAGAAAGTTAAATACAGACCATTTCTAGTCAAAGAAGAGAAAATCCTTATTCTTGCAATTGAAAGTGGTGATCCAAAGGACATTACAAGAGCTATTAAGGATGTCCTAAAGAATTGTATTCAAACCAGAGGTATCAAGGTAGATGAACTCCCTACCTTTGATATTGAGTATCTGTTCCTGAATATTCGTGCAAAGTCTGTTGGTGAAAGTGTAGACTTGATTGTTCGTTGCCCTGATGATGGGGAGACCGAAGTCAATGTAACCGTGTACATTGATGAAATTCAGGTTAAGAAAGATAAGAACCATACCACAGATATTAAACTTGATGATACTTACACTGTGAGAATGAAGTATCCATCACTGGAACAGTTTGTGAACGAAAACTTCAGTTTTTCTGCAGATGTTGATAGTACTTTTGAAATTGTTTCCTCTTGTATTGATATTGTTTTTAGTGAAGATGAAGCATGGGAAGCGAAAGACTGCACTAAAGAAGAATTAGTAACCTTTGTTGAACAGTTCAATTCGGCTCAGTTTAAACAAGTTGAGAAGTTTTTTGAGACGATGCCAAAACTTTCTCATACCATCAATGTTACTAATCCTAAGACTGGTGTTGAGAATGAAGTCACTTTGGAGGGACTTTCAAGTTTTTTCGGGTGAGTATGGCTCACATAACAGCGGAGTCATACTATCAACTTAACTTTTCGTTGATGCAGTACCATAAATACTCTTTGACAGAGATTGAAAATATGATGCCGTGGGAACGTGATATTTACGTTTCCCTGTTGAAAAACTATCTTGATGCTGAGAAGCTCAAACATCAACAGGATAACGGACTAGGTTAATGGCACTAGGGTTAGGGTCGATCTTATCAAAGTTACTTTCATCGACTGGTGGATCTGGAGATCCAGGTAGTCTTGTTGGATCTTTTTTTGGTCAATCCAAACCCAGCACAAATGAATTAATTGAATTAAGTGAGGAAGAAAGAAAACAGAGAGCATTATCTTTCTTTGGTGCAGAGGATTATGGTTATCCCTATCAGGGGGATGATGCACCAAACATTCTTATTCCAGAACCACTAGTACAAAGTACAACTACATTTGTACCTCAAACTACTGAAGTACCAGAAATTATTGATGCACCAAGAGGTCAGGTTGTTCGTGGTCTTGGTAACCTTGTTCTAGAAATTGAAAGAATTAATCGTAATATTGCAAATATTCAACTTGCACTTGCGGGTAGTGCAGATACGGAGAAAAAATATAGAGAACAGATAATCGAGGATAAAAAAGAAGATCTTACTTTAAGGGATAAGTTAAGGTCTCAAAGAAGATCTGATATAAGAAGAGAAGCTACATTCAAAAGAAGAATGCAATCCATTCCTGGTGTTGCTGCGGCCCAGGACTTTACAAAGTCATCTGTTCAGGCATTAATCCAAGCTTCTTTGATGACTTTTGTTGGTGGTATTCTTGATGCATTTAAGGATGCAACGAAACAACCTGTTGATACTACTCCTATTGATCCATCGAAATATAGTGGAAATATCTTTAAAGACAAGGCATTTATTGATGAGGTTAATAGGGTAGCTAAAAATCTTGGTATGAGCCCTCTGGATTTGTTAGCTGTAATGGATTTTGAAACTGGAGGAACTTTTAGTCCTTCTATTCAAAATCCAGATAGTCTTGCTACAGGACTTCTTCAGTTCATACCTTCAACTGCAAAAGGGATGGGAACAACAGTTGAAGACTTGAGAAAGATGTCCCGTATTGACCAGATGAAATATGTTGAGAAGTACCTGAAGAATAAAGGTCTTCAAGGTGCAAGCCTTGATGATGTGTATATGAGTGTTCTTCTCCCTGCTGCTCAGGGAGCTGATATGGATGCAGCTCTTTTTACAAAAGATGGTGGAGGTATATTTGGTCAATATGTACCTGCATCTGTGGCTAAACAAGGTTACGAACAGAATAAAGGTCTTGATGCAAATAAAGACGGTGTAATCACAAAGGCAGAAGCTGCTGCACCTGTAATTAAAAGAAGACAGTCAAAATATCCATCACTTGCTCCTGTTACAACTGCACCTCCTAAAACTCCTGGTGGTCCACCCGCAACTGAACCACCAAAAGCTCCAGAACTAAATCGTGCAGCTGCACCAGTGATGCCACAATCTACTTCAATTGCAAGTGTTGGTCCTGTTATGCGTGCTCCTATTGTCATTGATGCAAGAGTTCAAAAACAACTCAATAGACCAAAACCAACACCTGCTTTTGCACAACCAGATGATGTTGCATCAGTAGAACCAAGATTGGTTAATACTGGTTATGAAAGTATGTTCGCGGTATAATCATGAAAGTTAATCCTATTAAAGATCTAAGTCCATTTGAAAGAAACCGTGCCATACAACAACTTGGTGGTGCGACAGAAAATGAGATCGTTCAATTTACTAGTTCTATTAAAACTGCAAGTTTAAGAACCTCTGCAATTGTAGAACAACTCCGTAGAGATAACAGTGCTCTAAAGAAAGATCTTGATACTATCTCTGCACTTGATAGAAGATTAAGAACAAATATACCCATTATTCCTGGTCAATCTGCAGTAGCTGGTAATATCTTTCCTGAGCCAGAGGTTGTGTCGCCAGGTGGAATTCCAATTCCAAAGTTTCCAAAGATAAAGCCACCAACTCCTCCCGTACCAACACCTCAACAACAACCTCAGAAACAACCACAAACTCAACCACAAACTCAAGAACAAAAACAAGAACAACCAAAGACTAGGGAAAAACCTTGGTGGGAAAGAATACCAATCCCATCAATTCCACCAATACCAGTTCCACGTCTTCCTGATTTTGAGGGAATTCCTGGATTTGCATTTGCAAAAGACATTGATAAACAACTAACATCATTTGCAGGAGGACTTGATAAGTTCCTGAAAGAAAAACCAGGAACTGCAATGGCATTTGATTTGGGAACTGGTGGATTTGGCACTGCAATGAGTATGTTGCCAGCTGGTGCTCGTTTGTTGTCTAGATTAAGTCCAGGCCTTGCACAGAAAGTATTTGGTGTTCCTGCTGTTACTACTTTAGCTAGGCCAAGAACGTCAACCTATGGTGTTCCCATAGGTCCACAACCAGCAAGACCAATGCCCAAACCTGGTCCACTGACACCAGGAATGGTTGCACCTAGACCAACTACAGTCGCATCTCCAACTTCAGTACCTTATGAGGATATCTTAAAGGGTCTCCCAACAGCCACTGGTGGACGTTTGGGTGGGCAAACAGTTACTCAAAGAGCTCCTTTGTTGAAAGGATTTCAAACTGGTGGACTTTTTAGAAAGGGCCCTGTCGCAACACCAGAAGAAAAAGCTCTTAGACAAGCATTCTTAGATTTTGGAGATGAAGAACTTCTTTCAAGATTTGATGATCCAGCTAACATTTATTCTCAACTTGCAAGAAAGGATGTAGATGAGATAGTAAAGAAAGTTTATGGTCGTAGTGATGAAATAACCGAAAGAATTTTTGGTATAAAATCTTCACCTATAATAAAGAAACCAATAAACGCTGATAGATTGTTTGGTCCAAACAAATATAGTTCTGGCCAGATTGATGATGCTATTGATATTTTAAAATCTGGTCAAGCTAAGGGTATCGCTCAACCTGGATCTATCGGTCACTTTATGCAACTTGACCATCCAGAAGTTAGAGAACAATTCCTGGACTATCTTCTTGGTGCAAGAAAGACGAAAGAAGGTCTTCCTAATTATGGTTTCTTTGAGAAAGTTCTTAGACAGACTGGATTACTTGGTGATCCTCCAACACAAATTGATGATGATGTATTCAGGTTCTTATTGAATTATCATAAGAAAATCAAACTTGACATTGATCCATTGTTGAAAGAACTGTATAAGAATGAACTTCTTGATCCATCAACTTTATTAAATTACAAAGATAGAATTGGAGATGTAATTAGAAACTCTACAAGATCTCCAGTCATTGAACCTCTTGTACTTCCAGGAGGACCACAGAGTTCTATCATGGGCAGACCTAGATCTATGGATCTTGCCTCCTTGGGTATAGATACTAGTGTAGAAATTCAAGAAATCTATTACATAGTCGGTTAATGTCTTACATCAAGAGCGTAGTTATTAGAGAATTTTCGATCTTCAGTAGAGACGGAGATCAAATATCTCTTGGTGGAGAAATTACTGCACTTATTAGTCTTGATTATGGAGAAAGTATCTTTGAACCAGTTGTCAAGTTGGTTGCAACCTTTGCAGGAACTGAGAAAGCCTTATCCCTTATCAAGACTAGGGGTACAGAACGTGCAACCCTAAAGATAGAACATCCAAGTGGTATATTGACCTTTGATGATCTTCGTATTCAAGGAACTCAAGAACTGAATACAACATCAACCGCGACTGTGTTTGCTGTCAACTTTATGACACCAGATGCAGTTTATAATGAACAACGAAGACTAACACAAAGATACGAACCAACGGTCAAAATTAGTTCACATGTTGAGAGTATTCTTACAACAAATTTAAGAACCGATAAGAAATTTGATATTGAAGAAACTGCAAACGCAGATGGTTTCTTTGGAAACTACTGGATGCCTTTCAAGGCCATCTATTGGCTAGCTAAAAGGTCTATTTCAACCACTGGAAGCTCTGATGGTGCAGGAACAGATCGTGCTGGGTTCTTATTCTGGGAAACAAAGAGTGGATATAATTTCAAGAGTATTGATACGATTGCATCTAATGCAAAGAGTAATGTAGTTCAAGAGTTTTATCAAAGTGAAGTTGTTGATGAAACAGATACAATCTCTAACTTCTATATCTTTAAACCATTCTTTGAAAAAGACCAAGATATTATCGGTCAAATGAGAATGGGTATGTATAGTGATAGTGCCTCATACTACAATGTACACACTCTTGGAACTCCAGTCGGTCAAGACTTGAACTGGGCTGAGGTTGCGAAAAGACAAACTCATTTTGGTGAAAGTATTGATGAACTTCAGTTTGGTGTAAATGAGAATGGTGGATTTCAATCCATCAGCTTCTTTGTTGATGGAACTATGAATGCTGATGGTAAGATCTCATACAACAATGCAGGAAATGGAGAATACAATCCACATCAAATTGTTACCCAGGCCAGAATGAAATATATGTCCATGCAGTCTATTTCGTTGAGAATAACAGTTCCGTTTAATCTTGAACTTGAGGCTGGACTTCCAATCAATGTAAACTTACTATCAAGTAACAGAGGTATTGACAAAGACAAATCTGGCGTGTATCTTATTAAGGATCTTAGACATTCGTATAGTTCTGATTCATCTTATACCAATCTAAGATTAATTAGAGATACATATGGTATAAGCAAAGATAGTTAAATAGTTCATACTGCAACAAACACATGGAAAACATCGACAAACACATTAGGGTAGATGAGGACCTTCTCAGTGATCCTACAATTTCTCCACAAGCCCGTAGACACACCGAAGAAGAATTAGAAGCACTGAAGACATATAAAGAACATCATCCAGAAGACAGTCATGATCCAACTCCACTTGAGTTGTTTTGTGATACACATCCAGACGCTCTTGAGTGTAGAGTTTACGACGACTGAGATAAATAACTGAAAATCTTGGGCTTTAATGGAGTTATTTGAAGGTTCTACTAGTTTTGGTAAAAATGTGAACTGGTGGATTGGGGTGGTTGCACCTCGATCTGCCTGGGCTGATGGTGGACTTCTTACGAATGACAAAGAGGTTGGATTAAAGTCCAATGATCCACAAATTGATGTTTACTATAATCGCGTCAAAGTAAAGGTAGTAGGATATCACGACAATATTACAAACCCCCGTGATCTTCCATGGGCTAATCTTTTGGCATCGCCAATGTTGGCTTCTGGTTATGGATTTAAAGAACAAACTCACATGTTGGAAGGTGGTGAGAGTGTTTTTGGTTTCTGGATGGATGGAGAAGATGAACAGAAACCATGCATTGTTGGTGTCTTCTACAGACACAAGAGAGCATTTGATAATCAACCACCACTGAAAGGGTCTGCACCAAAAGATATCAATAGTGCAGGCCTTAAAGATGCACTTGATCCACAACCAACAGGAGCAACTGCTGGAACTAAGATTGCTTCAAAAGATCCAATTCCAGAAGAAACATATAACGCATCTCCCAAATATGTGAGAGATCCTATCACTGGAAGAATGACCCGTGATAGAACTGTTAGACCAAGTAAAACTAATGAACCCTCTACAAAGAAGGGTATGGGTGATGCTGCCGAAACTCATCATGGACTTTTAAACATAAAGACAAATAGACCAACTTGTAAGAGAGATGGTGCAGTTAGTGAAATTACTGGTGCTCTAGGTGATTTCACTGAGTTTCTTCTTACTGTACAGGGTTACGCAAACTTTTACGTCAATGGCGTAACTGGTGTACTCACCAATCTTCAAGGTGAGATTGACATAATCGCAAAGAAGATTGCAAAGATTATGACTGGAGTTTTCAACTCTGTTCGTGATTACCTCTTTTCTTTGATTGGTAAGGGTATAAGTGATTTTATTGGAAAATCACTTGCTGATGAGTTAGTACCAATCTTTGGTGAAGCTAACAAAAAGATCATGGATCAGATCTATTGTATCTTTGAAAATCTTATTGCTGCATTATTGAAGACAATTAAAGATTTTCTTATTGCTCTTGTTGGTAATTTTATAAATGCACCATTGTGTGCTGCAGAACAGTTCATGGGTGCAATCATGAATAAACTTCTCAATGATATGCAGCAAGCAATTGGTCCAATTCTTGATACTCTTACTGAAACTCTTGGTGGTGCTCTTGGTAAAGTCAATGAAATTATCGATCAGGCTCTTAAGTACATTGGTATCATCTATAAGTTCATTGGTTGTGATGATAAAAAATGCCCACTTCCCTCATCATTCAGTAACGCATATGGGCCTTCTCAAAAAGAAAGAGATAATGCAAATAAGATATTCAAGAGTATTTCAATCCTGAATATTACAACTGCTGTTGATGAGAACGGTAAAACAAAACAAACTCTTGGTGGTTTCTTAGATGAGGCTGCAAATAACACTGAGAGTATGTTTAGTTTGACACCTGAACAACAAGCAAATGCACAGTATGTTGCATCAATTGTTGGTGGATGTCCTACTAAAATTTTGAGATGTGGGCCACCGCAAGTTGAAATTTTTGGTGGTGATGGTATTGGTGGTGCAGCCAACGCAGTTGTCAATAATCTTGGTGAGATCATTGGTGTTAATATGACTGATGTTGGTTTTGGTTATTCACCTGAGAAACCTCCATATGTGACTTTCCGTGATGCATGTGGTAATGGTGCAGGTGCAAGAGGTCGTGCAATTATTGAGAATGGTGGTATTGTGAGAATTGTAATTGATAATGGTGGATATGGATATTTGAATAACTTTGGCGATGTTATTACAACAGAAGGAACCATTCCTGGCGATACAAATACGGATACTGCAAATTCCGACAGTACAACGGTAACTGGGCAAATTGATGATGTTGAAGTTATCAATCCTGGATTTGGGTATAATCCAGATGATACAACGTTAGACGCTGGAAATGGATCTTGTTTAACACCTGTTATTATTGGTGGTAAGATTCTATCCGTGAATATCTGTAATGGTGAGGCTGGTAGAGGAACTGGATTTACTTCAATTCCAGAAATTACAATAAATAGTCCTACTGGCATAGGTGCAGATCTAAAGGCAATTCTTAAGTTTACTGATGTAAATGAATTGTCTCAACCTCTGGATCCTGCTAAAGTTGTTCAAGTAATTAATTGTGTAAGTAAATAATGCCAAACGCAGGAAGAGGTGATTTTGATATTGAGGAGAAGAGAAGATACCGCGTAGAAAGCGGTATGAATTCTCCATATGGTGTTGTAAGTCATCGTGTTTTGACTAATCTTGGATCTGGTCATGGTTGGTATCAAAATGGCACAAGTGAAGATCACCAAATGGTTGCAACTGGTAGATCCGTTGAAGCCTTAGGTCAAAATCTTAAAAAAGTAAAAACTGATGTTCAGGATCCACTGAACTGTGCGAAGATAATTCAAGCCAAACATGGTGATATTGTCATTGAAGCTCTTGATGGTGACATTATCTTGAGAGGAGATAATATCATCATTGATGCAAATGGAACTCGTGATAGTAATGATGGTGATATTTTAATCCAAGCTAACAAGTCAATGAGGATTACTGCACCAGATCTTAGAGTTGAAGGTACACAATTAAAACTTCTTGCAACTAAAGACTTCACCTTACTTGGTAAAGCCTATGGTGAAGTAGTAGGTGGGGTTCTTAATCTTGTACAAGCTTCTGATTTTGGCACTTCATCACTTGTCAATAAAATTTCTAATATTGCAACGTCTTTCTTAGGAATATAATGTCTAGTTTTTCTTCTCTTAATGGACCAAGATTTCTAGTAGGTTCTCAATTAGCTTCTGGAATTACTAAAGCACAGATTTTACCATATAGTAATTCTCTTTATGGTGGATTGAGTATCCTAAATGGTCCAGTACAAATTGGCATTGCTCCTTTAGCCCCAGTTCCTTTAGGAACAGTTTTTATTGGACCAAACCCACCGACTTCCGGCGCCACTTCTTTAGCTTCTCTTCATGTTGTTCATCCAAAAATTGGTATGAACGTCATTGCACCAATTGCTGCAAATTATTATGGAACCGTCAATACTTATGCCCTTCAACAAGCTTATGGTTCGGATTTTTCATTTGGTTTAAAACAGACCCTTGGAATGTTTAATAAGGTTGGAAAGGGTGTAGAAACTGGAGGAACCACAAAGGCAGAACCAAATATTCAAGAAGCTGCTCCAAATAGGAGTAGTGCTGGTAACATGACCATTGCCGGTAATTTAACAGTTACTGGCACTATCAATGGGATTATCAATCCTCAGGCCTGGAAAGGTTTTGATATCAAACATCCTAAGAAACCAAATAGACGAATTCGTCATATTTGTGTAGAGGGTCCAGAAGCCGCAATTTATGTTAGAGGAATTCTTAAGGGATCTAATATTATTGAACTTCCAGAGTATTGGGATGGTCTTATTGACATTGAATCAATCAGTGTTCATTTAACTCCAATTGGATCATATCAAGAATTATTTGTTGATAAGATTGAGTGGGGAAAGAAAGTAATTGTAAAAAATAATTCTGGGGCTTCTATTCATTGTTATTACAAAGTTGAAGCTGCAAGAATTGATGGAGAACCTTTAATTGTTGAATATGATGGAGAAAGTCCAGATGATTATCCTGGAGATCCAACACAATATTCAATTTCTGGTCATGATTATGGGAGGAAAGAATAATGCCAGAAACTAATGATGCAAGAACTGAATATGTTATTAAGGACATAAATGAACGTATCAAAAGAGAAAACGATGTCATTGGATTCAACACTACTTCTTCACTTCAAGGAAGACTTGATGTTACCGATGAATTAATTCAAGCTTTTGATCCAGCCATTAAAGGTATTGATGCAAAAATTGTGTCAATTGGACAATCAATTAATCAACTTAAGGATGAAATTATTGTTTTAGTTACCAATGCCGTTGGCGTTGCAACTACTAATGTTTGTATTGCTGGGGTATCTACAGCTTGTGGTGTAGGAACAACTGGATGGAATGGTGGCATATCTACTTGTTTAACTGGATACGCCGTTGAATATTATGATACTGTGACCGCAAACATTTGGGGATTTTCGAGTACATCATCAAATCCATTTTCTCAGTCAACTGCAATACTGAGTAGTGCAAGTAATACTTTTGGAGTAGGTGTAGGAACATTCTTATTTGTTACACAAAACAATAGTTCTTATTCTGCTGGTGCTCGTGTAAGTCTTGGTTCTTCTGCCAGTTGTATTGCAATTCAAAATGAGATTAATAGAAAAGATGGTGAAATTTCTACACTTAGAGGGGAATTTGGAAAATATATTGGTGTAGTCAATTCTCTTCGTGAACAGAGATGGAAATCTCAACTTGAAAAATGGGGTATTCAAAGGGCACAACAAGAATCCGAATCGGAAAAAAATAGGTTGGTTGGCGTCCTAACGGCGTTCACGGACAGTACCTATACCAGCCTCTTCCTAAGGTGACACAGGGGCCCTTGCCCCAGACCCCTGGCTCTGGTATTATACATAGGTAATCGAGGGGGACACCCAATGATCGAAGAAGAGTTCGTAACTAAAACTGTTATTGATCTTTCTCGTCGTGCATTCTATATCACCAGTAATCTTGGTGATGAACGTGAAATCGTCTGCGATACCGTTGATGAGTTCTTTAGTGTTATGAGTGTTATTGGTGTTGCAAATGAATTCGGTGTGGACGTTTCATATGCATCTCCCCTCGTTTCACAAGATGCGGGCGTGGTGTAGTGGTAACATGCGAGCCTTCCAAGCTCCTGTCACGAGTTCGAACCTCGTCGCCCGCTTATGACCAACAAATACACATTTGGTGGTCATGAAGTTAATTCAATCAACGTATTACGTCTCATTAGTGAATTAGAAGGGTCTTATGCACTTCTAAAGTATATGGGTTTTCAAGAAGATATGAAAACTCTTACTGAAATCAAAAATAGGTACTACAAACTTTATTTTCAACTGAAAAAAGATGAGGCAAGAAACCCGTAAGTCAATGGAGATGTTGTTCTCTGCCAAGTGGAATCTACCACAGGCCGCACGTAATGCGGGATTGACAAATAAAGAGATGAAGATCACATTCAATGAGTATTGTGCATTTCATCCACCCACTTATGTCTTAAATAACCAAGATCAACTTAGTTTATTCTAAGTTTTTTGGGAGATTAGCTCAGCGGTAGAGCAACGTGCTGATAACGCGGAGGTCGCTAGTTCAAATCTAGCATTTCCCATATGGGACGGTGGTGGAAGTGGTAGACACACCAGACTTAAAATCTGTTGAGAGTAATCTCGTGAGGGTTCAAGTCCCTCTCGTCCTATTAGATTATGTACGATCAAATGTTTCCACTTAAAATTAACTACATAGAACACTCGGATAATCCAGATAAAATATCAACACTTGTTCGAGAGTATGACACTGTAGATAAAACTCATCTTTATAATGATTGTCCAGTTTTTAGACATAAATCATGTAGGACTTTTGTTGGATACTCTCCAGTAGATTTTGAGTTAAAATATAATAAAGAAGAAAATCTTTTATGGTGTAGTAACAATAAATATATTGATCTTCTTGAAAATCAAGAAGATCCTATAGGACTTCAATTAAATTTTTGTAATTTTTCTTTTTGGACTGATAATCCTGATGTTTGGATGGAATATTCTACTCATCCACTGACATCTTTGAATAATAACTATACTTGCGTTGAAGGTTGGTTTAACTTATCTAATTGGAGTAGAACTACAAGTCTTGCAATAATTATTGTAGATCCTTCCAAACCTGTTATTATAAAAAAAGGTGATCCTATTTTTAGAATCAAATTTCTTTCAAGAAATTTAGATAGGGGAGTAGTATTAAATAAAAAAGGTGAAATTTATGAGTGGTCTTATGATAATCCATTAATACAGGAGTTCGTAAAAACACAGTCTAAAAATTTTAAAGAAGGTAATAAATTATTCTCAAAAACTAAAAAATGCCCTTTTAGGTTTTTGTTTAAACATCGTCTCGGGATGACGTAAAAAGCGCCCTGGTCGGGATCCCCTCCCCTGGGTCTTATGACCCATTTGCCCTTGTAGCTCAGCTGGTAGAGCACCGCTTTTGTAAAGCGGTTGTCGCAAGTTCAAGTCTTGTCGGGGGCTTTGGTAGGCGATGTCTACCATACGGGTCGGGATCATCATATCCGACCCACCACGGGGCGTAGCTCAGTTTGGTAGAGCGCTGCTTTTGGGAAGCAGAAGCCGTAGGTTCAAGTCCTATCGCCCCGATGTTGTAATCGTCTAAATATAAGGAGAAGAAATCTTGTAAGCCGCAGGATAGCGAAATGCCTTTAAGTAGACTAGAGAATTTCCTTAAAAACGTAGAAGGTAACATTCTTTATGTAAACCCTACCGATTTAGATGCTACTGATAGTATTGAAAACCAGGGTAATTCATTAACAAAACCCTTCAAAACTATCCAAAGAGCTCTACTTGAGGCAGCTAGATTTTCATATCAAATTGGTCAAAATAATGATAAGTTTGACCGTACCACAGTTTTGTTATATCCAGGTACTCATGAAATTGATAATAGACCTGGTTTTAGTGTAGTTGTAGATCCTACAAATCCAAATCAATCTCTATTCAGAGATAGAAATGGAAATGTAAAAACTTTAACACAATTAACAACTGTAAGTAACTATAATTTAGAAGATTCTGAAAACGATCTTTATAAGTACAACTCCACGGATGGTGGTGTAATTATTCCTCGTGGTGTATCTATTGTTGGTCTTGATCTTCGTAAGACAAAAATAAGACCAAAGTTTGTACCAGATCCAACAAATAATGCCGTAACAAATTCATCAATTTTCCGTATCACTGGTGGTACTTATTTCTGGCAATTTTCAGTCTTTGATGCTGATCCAAATAACTCTGCATATAAAGATTACACAAGTAATAGATATTCTCCAAACTTTTCACACCATAAACTCACTGTCTTTGAATATGCTGATGGTGTAAATGGTGTTGGTGTTGGTACGTCTTCTACCACTACCGATCTTCAAATGTACTATCACAAGGTTCAAAGAGCCTATGGTGATAGTTCTGGTCGTGAGATTGGAGATTTTCCAGGCACAGTTGATATGCAGTCTAAGCTGCCAGAATATCAAATTGTTGCGCCTTTGTTTGCTAATAACATCGGTATTAGTAGTATTAGAGCCGGCTCTGGTTCTAAGACAAACACATCCAGAACTATTACTGTAGATTGTGATACAGCTCACGGGCTTGTTGTCGATAGCCCTATTAGGGTTTCTGGTATCAATACATATCCAACCATTTACAACGGAAACTATACAGTAACTGGTGTATCTAGTGAACGTATCTTTACATATGAATCATCAAGTGCTCCTCTGGATGGTCTACCAGATCTTGTTGGTGATGAAGTAATCATTCCTGATACTGATAGTGTATCTGGTGCATCTCCATATATTTTTAATATCACATTAAGATCAACCTACGGCATGTGTGGTATGCACGCCGATGGATCTAAAGCCACAGGTTTTAAATCAATGGTTGTTGCCCAATACACGGGCGTGTCCCTACAGAAAGATGATAATGCTTTCTTATACTATAATTCAACAACTGGTCAATATGATGATGTATCAACAGTTGATGATAGCCAAAAACCACTATACTTAAACAGTAGTGCAGTATATAAACCATCATATGATAACTTCCATATTAAGTGTTCTAATGATGCGTTTATTCAATCTGTTTCTGTATTCGCAATTGGTTATGCAAAACATTTTATTGCTGATACTGGTGGTGATATGTCTATCACCAACTCTAACTCTAACTTTGGTGCAAAATCTCTTGCATCAACAGGATTTAAAGAGTCTGCTTATGATAGAGATAATAGAGGATACATCACACATATTGTTCCTCCGCAAAGTCAAGTAAAAACCAATAAAACAGTTGAATGGCTTTCCCTGAATGTTGGACTTACTACAGCTCCTGTTGGCGTTGGAACAACTGCCAAATTATTCCTTGATGGATTTACTGATCGTGATGTTCTTCCACCAAACGTTATTGATGGATATAGAGTTGGTGGCATGTATGAAACTGAAAATGATCATTTATATGTAACTATTGCTGGTGTTGGAACGTTTAGATCTCCCATTAGAATGATCAATCCTGATGGATCTGAAGGAGATATTGGTGCAAAAATATACACTGTCGGTAGAGTTGGTGTTGCGAACAGCATCTCAAGTAGCACAATTACACTTTCATCAAGTCATAAATTATACGCTGGAGAGAGTGTTCGTGTTATTTCAGACGATGGTCATTTACCAGATGGTCTCGATACCAATGAAATTTACTATGCAGTTACAGATGATTCGCAGAATGAGTCATTAGCTGCAGATCAAATTAAACTTGCAAGAAGCGAGAATGAAGCTATTCTCGGGGGATCTGGCAACTTTATTACCATTGATAATAATTTGGGTGGAGTTTTAACGGTTATTTCTAGAGTATCTGATAAAATTCCTGGTAGTTTTGGTCATCCAATTCAATATGATGAAAATAATGGAAATTGGTATATTCGTGGTGGTATTACAACCTCTTCGAATGAACTCTGGCAGAAAATTGTAGATAATCAAACTTCAATTGGGCCAAGAAGTGGTAAAACATTTTTCAAAAGAAAGGAAGATACAAGATCTTTAACTGATAAAATCTATAGATTGAGATATGTAATTCCAAAAGAAATTATTGATGCTAAAGCACCTGTTCCTGGATACTCTATTCAAGAATCCAGTATTGTTGGTGTAATAACTGCTTCTGATTTTACAAATAATATCCCAAATGTTGATGTACAGAGAAATCTTCGTATTTTAAAAAGTATTGATCGTAGCACAAATACTGGTGTTACTACTGTTGTAACCGAAAAACCACACAACTTTATTGTAGGTGATAAGGTTCATTTTTCCAACGTTTACAGTTCTACTAATACTACTGGTGCAAAAAACACTGGATTTAATGTAACTAAAACTGTAGTTGGTATTACAAGTTCTAAAGGATTTGAAGTTGTTTTTGGTGTAGGTGATCCTAGTCCTGGTACTTTTACAAACACAGTATCAATTAGAAATGAAAATTTACCTACCGTTTCAAGAAAAGAATACAAGGAAACTTATACAATTTATCGTGTTGAAACTCTTAAACCACATGAATATAGTAAACAGGATGGTGTCTATCATTTAACCTGTGTAGATACAAGTATTTCGCCTATTGTTAATGAGTTTACAACTGATAAATTTAGCCAACAAATTGAAGACCTGTATCCACAATTTGATTCCAGTAACTTTAACATGGATCCAGATGCAGCATCAAGTTTTGCTGTAAATAATCTCATTGGTCAAGTTGTAACAAATGACCTTAAGAAGAGTATTACCAAGGAATTTGCAAATAATTTCCTTATCAGCAACAGGGTTGGATATGCCATAACTGGTGCTGTAGGTTCTTCTTCTGGTGTTTGTACTGTATTTACTAATGTACAACATAACTTTAACAGTATTATTGGTCTTGGAACTCCAACTGCAGGAACTGGATATGGTCCTGGCGTTTCAACCACTCTCTATAATGTACATTTAAGTGGTGGAAATGGTCATGGTGCAACGGCAAATGTTGTTGTAAGTGCTGCTGGTACTGTCACTTCATTGAGTATTGTTGATGGTGGTTCAGCATATGTTGTTGGCAACACTTTAACTATTCAGTCTGGTAATAATGATTCTACTGTAAGTGTAAGTAGAATTGAAAATAATATTGGTGATGCAATTCAAATTGTTGGTGTTGGAACTTCTGGAAACCGATACAATTCTGGATACAATGGTATTCACACTATTACTAGTTTAACAGAAAAATCTGTCACTTACAATGTTGGAAGTGATCCTGGTGTTTATGTTGCTCCAACAACAGGTATTCACACTGGTTTCTTCTTACTTGCTGGTGATGCTCCTAAAATTACCAACATTGTTTATACTGATGGTAAAACTGGAATCGCTACAGTTACAACATCATCTCCACATGGATTAAGTGTTAATAATCCCTTTAAGATCGTTGGTGTTGCACAAACAATTTATAATGGTCAGTTTATTGTAAATGAAAGAGTTGGCATCAATACATTTACTTTTAAGTTCACTGAAGATTTTGCTCCTACAGCTTATGTTTCTGGTGGTAATGTTCTTCCTATCATTTATGGTGCTCATGGTGGCTTGACTAGATCTGGTGATGAAAAAATTGCTCAAAGACACGTACCTTTTGTTGCTGGTATAAGTACAACAATTAGTGCGGCTGGTATCACCACAACATCCACAACTCTTGTGTTGTCCGATAGTTCTGGTTTTTACAAAGGCGATTATTTGCAGATTGATGGAGAAATTATTAGGATTGCAAGTGATTTTGCATCCAATCAAGCCACTGTTCTTAGAGGTCAACTTGGATCAAGAACTGAGAAACATGATGGATCATCTGTTGTTAAGAAAATTCGTATAATTCCAATTGAGAATAGGAGATACTCTATTCTTCGTGCTTCTGGACATACTTTTGAATATCTTGGATATGGACCAGGTAATTACTCAACGGCTATGCCTCAAAAACAGGATAGAATCCTGTCAAGAAACGAACAGTTTCTGTCACAATCTATTCAACAAAAAGGTGGATCTGTTGTTTACACTGGTATGAATGATGCTGGTGATTTCTATATCGGTAACAGAAGAGTAAGTTCTTTGGATGGTACTGAAACTACTTTCCAGATTCCTATCCCAACTGTAACTGGAGCTGATGCAACATCGGATGCAACTAGTGGAAGACTTGATGTTATATTTGACAGTGTTAATATTCGTGAAGGTTTAGTTGTTGATGGAATCAACAACACAACTGTTAAACTCAATGCACCAACACAGGTCACACAGAAACTGACATCAACATCGTTGGATGGTATCGAAGTTGTGTCACTTGACATTTCTGCTGGTCTTGATCAATCCAGAACAATTACATATTCTCCGATAAAACCAACTGGTGCCGGTATTGAAGGTGATCTTGTATTCAGTTCCGTTCCTACATCTGGTGGATACCTTGGTTGGGTATATACCAGTGCTGGATGGAAAAGATTTGGATTAATCTCTACTGAAGCTGATCAAACTAAACTCAGTCTTAATACTATTGGTGTTGGTTCTACCAGTGCTTCTCGCATTGGAGATCAAGATGGTCTTGATATTCGTGGCCAGATTGTTGCCAATAATCTTCTTCTTACTGGTATTTCTACCTTTACAGGAACAACAACATTCCAGAATGTTGTTTTAGGAAATCTCAACGTTTCTGCTGGCTCAACAACAGTTAATCTCAATGTTACTAGTAACGCTATAGTTGGAGGTGCGTTAACAACAAATACTCTTAATGTTACCAGTAATGCTATAGTTGGAACTGCGTTAACAACGGCTGCTTTTAATGCCACTGGAAATTCTACACTTGGAGGTAGGTTAGGTGTAACGGGAGATGTAAGTCTAACAAACAATCTAATTATTACTGGCGTAACCACTTCTAGAAATATTCTCCCTCAAGCTAATAATACATATAATCTTGGTTCTAGCACGAATAGATGGGCAAACGTTTATGCCACTGCACTTTATGGTGATGGTTCTAACATAACAGGTCTTGGTGTTACATTACTTGCTCCAACTGGAACTCACCGAGTCGTAACAACCAATGTTACTAGTGGAATAATGACTTCTGGTTCTACAGAAGCTGAATTTTCATATAATTACTCAACCAATACTTTAACAGTTGACAATATTACTGGTACTGCCACTACATCAATTAATGTCAATGTTCTTGAAACAACAACTAACGCTACCTATTATGTCCCGTTTGTTGCAAATTTTGCAACATCAACTGGAGCTGGTGAAAGAATCAGAACTGATTCTGCCCTTCAGTATAATCCATCTACAAATACATTAACAAATGCCTCTGATGAAAGATTGAAGGATGATATAGTTACAGTTGAAAATGCTATTGAATCTGTTAAAAAAATTAGAGGAGTTGAATTTAGTTGGAAAGAAAATGGAACTAAGTCAATTGGATTTATTGCACAAGAAATTGAGAAAGTTCTTCCACTTTTGGTAACAACGAATGAAAAAACTGGATATAAGAGTGTTGCATATTTAAATATGGTTGCCATTCTTGTTCAGGCTGTTAAAGAACAACAAATTCAAATTGATGAATTAAAATCTAGATTGGATCAACTGACTAAATAATGAAAAGTTGATACATATCAACTTAAAGGTAAATACCGATTGAGAGAGCCACATGGCATCTAACATCAAGTTTAAACGATCTTCTGTACCTGGAAAAGTACCAACAACTGGCCAGTTACCTTTGGGAGAACTGGCTCTTAATACCAATGATGCTGAACTCTATACTCGTAGAGAACGTTCTGGTATTGCTACAGATATCGTTAGAATTGGTGCAGGTGCCACAGTAACAAATATTGTATATGTCACAAAAGACGGAAGCGACACAAATACAGGAAAAAAACTTGGAGATGCAAAAGCTTCAATTGCAGGAGCAGTCGCAATCTCAACAACAGGAACTGTTATTAAAGTTAGTGCTGGATATTATGTAGAGAATAATCCAATTAAGATTCCACAACAAGTTTCTATAGTTGGTGATAGTCTTAGAGAGGTATCAGTATCACCACAAAATGCTGGTGAGGATTTATTCTACGTCTCCAATGGTAACTATTTTGCGGAGATGTCTTTCACCGGCACTCTTAATTCTGGAAAGGCTATATTTGCTTTTAATCCAGAACAAGTAGGATACTTTAATCAGTCGCCCTATATTCAAAATTGTACTAATTTCATTCCCAATAGTATTGGAATGAGAATTAATGGTCTTGATGCCATTGGTCCAACAAAATCGATGGTGGTTGATTCTTATACTCAATACAATCAAGGTGGTATTGGAGTTTCGATTACAAATGAAGGATATGCACAATTAGTTTCTATCTTCACTATCTGTAATGAAACTGCCATTTTTTGTGGTAGTGGAGCTGCCTGTGACTTAACAAATTCCAACTCATCTTTTGGTAATTATGCACTGGTTGCGGATGGTATTGGACCACTTAAATATACTGGCATCATTACTGCATCTGCAGCTGCAAATAGTGATACTTTCGTATTGGACTTAAATGTACCAACACTTAACGTCACTAATGCAGTGTATGATAATGTTACTGGACTTGCTACCATTACAGTAAACGCAAATCATAATTTTGCAGTTGGCATGGGAGTTACGGTTGCGGGTCTTGGATTTACTTGCCCATCTGGTCCTGGAATTGTCACTTATCCATCAGGAAACTATGGCCATATTTTTGAAGTTCAATCAATTGGAGCTGCAAATAGTTTTTCTGTATATGTTGGGGCTTCAACTCTTCCACATACATACAATTCTGGAGGAACTGTTGCGATCAATGCGGTAAGACCCTTTGATGGTCAGGTTGTTTATCTTGAAAATCTTTACTATACGATTGGTGGCGTAACAATTGGTTCTGGTGGAACAGGATATACGCAAAATACTGATATTACGTTTGGAAACCCAAGCGAACCTTGGGGTATTCCAGCAACTGCTGTTGGAGAAGTGATCAATGGAGCGGTTACTAAAATTGAAATGATCTCTAATGGTAGAGGATATACTTCTAGTCCTACCGTGACATTTGGGGCACCAAATGTTGGAATAAATACCGCGACTGGAACTGCAAATCTTGTTCCTACATATTATTCTATTTTAAGTTCTACTCCAGTATCTTCTGGAATTTGTACCATTGTATTGAACGATAATGTTCCTTATGCAGTCGGCGTTGGAACGAGTGCCCCATTCTTTAAACAAAGTAGAGTGTTAGCATCGGGGCATTCCCTTGAATATATTGGAGCTGGTGTGACAATTGCAACAGCATTTCCTCAAAGTGGTGGTGTTCCAATTCAAGATAATGAAACTGATAGTCGAAATGGTGGTCTAGTAGTTTTCACTTCAACTGACCAATCTGGTAATTTTAGAATTGGTGATGGTGTTGTGATTAATCAACAAACAGGAACCATTTCTGGAACTTTTTATTCCAAGAGTTTGTTCTCAACAATGACACCATTCATTCTAGCATTAGGAGGAGACTAAAGAATGGCACTAGCACTTAACGTATTCCAAACAGTTACCGCTGTTGTCAGTACGTCAGCTACAGAAATTTATACCGCACCAGTTGGATATACTGGAGTTGTTCTTCTTGCACAGGTTGCAAACATCGGTGCAACTGACGAAGATGTTACTCTTGTTCATAGAAGAAGTTCAACCGACACTGAGATGTTGAAACAATTTCCAATTGGATCTAACGACACCGCAAATCTCCTTTCTGGTAAGTTAGTTCTGGAATCTGGAGATAAATTAGTGCTATCTGGTAGTAATGGTACGAATTTGAAGTTTATTGCAAGTATCTTAGAAACCCTCAATTAATAGTTAAAAAATGGCCAAGTATCTCAGTAAGCGTCAAAAAGATCTTTCTATTGGCATAGGAACTTATACTGAAAATGATACAGTACTTGATGTTACTGGGAAGGTTGGTGTTGGCACCACTAATGCGACTAGAGACCTTGATGTTAATGGTGAAGTAAGAATTAGAGAGAGAATATATGACAATACTGATAGTGCTGGAACTGCTAATTATGTTTTAGCATCTGGTGGCCCTTCTGGTAACTGGACATGGAAACCAGTTACTGATGTTGGCGCTGGTACTCTTGATGCTATTTTTGTTAAACAAGACGGGAGTGATGTTGGCGCGGCAGGAACAAACACCACATTAGACTTTTACGAAAACTTTTCTCTTACACAACCAACAGCTGGTATTGCATCCATTAGACTTTCTCAAAGTCTTAATCTTGGTATTGCGACTATTCAAACTCTTGATGTACAGTCAAATTTTGATGTTTATGACGCCTCAGCTATTTTCCATAACGATCTAGTAATTGAAGGTAATCTAACTGTTAATGGTGTTGAGACCATTATTAACGTTCAAAATTTAAATATTGCTGATAAAGATATCATTCTTGGTATTGGAACAACTGGAGCTCCAACACCAACAGACGATAGTGCAAATCATGGTGGTATCGCTGTTGCATCAACAGAAGGAACACCGTTAGTTCCATTTACTTTAAGTGGTATTAACACTCTTCCAGAAACCTACAAACAATTCATGTGGGTAAAGGGTGGTTCATATGGATTTGGAACCACTGATGCATGGTTGTCTAACTACGCTGTTGGTGTTGGATCTACATTAGTTCCCAATGGAGTTTATTTTGCTTCTGGGGAAATTCAGTTCAATGAAAAAACTATTAATACTCCAAATCTTAAAGTATCTGGTGTTTCTACATTCCAAGGTAATGTAGAATTTGATGCTGCACTTGTTGATGTATTTGGAAATACTGGTGCTGGAACCTCAGTCCTTGTTTCTACTGGTTCTGGTATTAAATGGGAAGCGACTGCTGATGCGGCTTTACAGGGCCCTCAAGGTGTACAAGGTCCAACAGGTCCTCAAGGTCCTCAAGGGCCTACAGGTGTTCAAGGTCCAACTGGTCCTCAAGGTCCTCAAGGTGATCAAGGTGTACAAGGACCTACTGGCCCTCAAGGTGTACAAGGTCCTCAAGGCGATCAAGGTGTACAAGGCCCTACTGGTTCTCAAGGTCCTCAAGGTGTACAAGGACCTACTGGCCCAACTGGTCCTACTGGCCCAACTGGTCCTACTGGCCCAACTGGTCCTCAAGGTTCTCAAGGTGTTCAAGGTCCAACTGGCCCTCAAGGTCCTCAAGGTGATCAAGGTGTACAGGGCCCTCAAGGCACTCAGGGTGTACAGGGCCCTCAAGGTGTACAAGGTCCAACAGGTCCTCAAGGTGTTCAAGGTCCTCAAGGTCCTCAAGGCGATCAAGGTGTACAAGGTCCAACTGGTCCTCAAGGTGGTACAGGTCCTTCAGGGATTACTGGTCCTCAAGGTCCAACAGGCCCTCAAGGTGATCAAGGTGTGCAAGGTCCTCAAGGTGTACAGGGCCCTCAAGGTACTCAGGGTGTACAAGGTCCGCAAGGTACTCAAGGTCCTGATGGTAACTTTGGTGGTGCAACCTTTGACTACACATTCTCTACTGATACTGGTGATACCGATCCAGGAACGGGTGGTGTAAAGTTCAATAATGCCACTTTATCATCTGCAACGCAGATGTTTATTGATGATACTGATGATAATGGAACTGACATTCAAGATTTCTTAAGAGTAATTGATGATTCTACATCAACGATTAAGGGTCATGTAAGAGTTTCAAATCGACTTAATGCTGATGATTTTGCAATTTTTAGTATTGATGGATCTAGTACAGAAGATACTGGATATTTTAAAATTCCTGTCACTAGGTTATCTGGCACAAATTCATTTTCAAATGGTGAAGATGTAATTGTTACTTTTGCTAGAACTGGTGATAAGGGTGATCAAGGTGTTCAAGGTCCTCAAGGTCCTCAAGGTGATCAAGGTGTACAAGGTCCTACTGGCCCTCAAGGTCCAACAGGTCCTCAAGGTCCTCAAGGGCCTACAGGTGTTCAAGGTCCAACTGGCCCTCAAGGTCCTCAAGGTGATCAAGGTGTACAGGGCCCTCAAGGTGTACAAGGTCCAACAGGTCCTCAAGGTGTTCAAGGTCCTCAAGGTCCTCAAGGCGATCAAGGTGTACAAGGTCCAACAGGTCCTCAAGGTTCTCAGGGTGTTCAAGGTCCTACTGGTCCTCAAGGTCCTCAGGGAGTTGAGGGTGTTCAAGGTCCAACAGGTCCAACAGGTCCAACAGGTCCTACTGGACTTACTGGTCCTCAAGGTCCAACAGGCCCTCAAGGTCTTGCAGGTGATCAAGGTGTTCAAGGTCCTGCAGGTCCTCAAGGTCCTACTGGTCCTCAGGGAGTTGAGGGTGTACAAGGTCCAACAGGTCCCACTGGTCCTGCAGGCCCAACAGGTCCTCAAGGGCCTACAGGTGTACAAGGTCCCACTGGTCCCACTGGTCCTCAGGGACCTACGGGTGTACAAGGTCCAACAGGTCCCACTGGTCCTGCAGGCCCAACAGGTCCTACAGGTGTACAAGGCCCTACTGGTCCTCAAGGGCCTACGGGTGTACAAGGTCCAACAGGTCCCACTGGTCCTGCAGGCCCAACAGGTCCTCAAGGGCCTACAGGTGTTCAAGGTCCTACTGGTCCCACTGGTCCTGCAGGTCCTCAAGGTCCTACAGGTGTACAAGGTCCTACTGGCCCTGCAGGTCCTCAGGGACCTACAGGTGTTCAAGGTCCTACTGGTCCTCAAGGGCCTACAGGTGTTCAAGGTCCTACTGGTCCTCAAGGGCTTACAGGTCCTGCAGGTCCTGCAGGTCCTCAAGGTCCTACTGGTCCTACGGGTGTACAAGGTCCCACTGGTCCTGCAGGCCCTCAAGGTCCTACAGGTGTACAAGGTCCTACTGGTCCTCAGGGACCTACGGGTGTACAAGGTCCCACTGGCCCTGCAGGCCCTCAAGGTCCTACAGGTGTACAAGGTCCTACTGGTCCTCAAGGGCCTACGGGTGTACAAGGTCCCTCAGGCCCTTCAACTCAAATTCAAACAACAAGCTCCGATATTGCAACTGCTAGGTATCTTGTAGGAGTTACAGCTAATGCAACTCCCACAACTCCATATACAGATCCAAACTTGTATTGGGATGGTGCAGATAATCTTCTCTATAATACATCCGATATTTCATTAAAAGAAAATATTGATCCTATTGAAAATGCAGTTGGCATAATCACACACGTTAATGGTGTAAGATACAATTGGAAACAACAAGGATCCAGAAGTATTGGATTTATAGCACAAGACTTACAAAAAGTTCTTCCAGAACTAGTAGGTTGTGATGATAACACGGGAACTCTTTCTGTTAGTTATCCAAACATCACCGCAGTTTTGTGGCAGGCAGTGAAAGAACTCAATGCAAGAATTGAAAAACTGGAAAATCAATGATATAATACTGAAATAATTTTTTTAATATGAAGGCAGAATGGGCTATCTGGAGAGGAGCTTTCTCTCCAGATGAATGTAATAGTATTATTGAAAGAGGTATTGATTTGCCTGAAATTATGGCAAATCAAGGTCTTAATGGAGAAAATCCAGATCGAACTTATCGAAGAAGTAAAGTCAAATGGATGTATGAAAACATCTATGGTGATGTCTTCGATAAAATGTGGAAGATGACCTTAAAGGTGAACGAAGAGTTCTTTGGGTATCATATTGATACTCTTCGTTTCATGCAGTTAACTGATTATGATGAGAGTGATCAAGGAGAATATAAAAAACATCATGATGTGTTTTGGATGACAGAGCCAAAACACCGAAAACTGTCTGTTGTTTTGCAGTTGACAGACCGATCTAAATATGAGGGTGGTGAATTGATGATGGAAGTTCAGGATGAACAACCACAAAATTATTTTGATCAAGGAACTGTGATTTGGTTCCCATCATTCACTCCACACTGGGTTAATCCAGTGACAAAAGGTAAAAGAAACAGTGTAGTTTGTTGGTTTGAGGGCCCTCATTGGCAATGAAAGGAAGTATTATTGTTCTGGATGATTTTTATTACGTTCCAGACAAAGTAAGAGAATATGCTCTCAGTCTCCCCTTTGATGTTAGGGGAAATTATCCTGGAGTAAGAACAACAAATCAAATTAACGACGATACCAAAACTGCCATTCAAGATATTCTTTGGCCAGTTGCGAGTAATGTTACAAATTGGTTAGATCAAGACGGAGAAGGTTACACTGGATCTTTCCAAGTTTGCCAAGATAGTGAACAAACATGGATTCATCAGGATGACTTCAACAACTGGGCTGGTGTTCTTTACCTTTCTCCAGATGCTCCACTGAATAGTGGGACTTCATTCTACAGACATAAAGCCACTGGTGCATTTGATAGTAGTGAAGTTGGTAAAGCACTTGACAATGATGGAAGTGATTATTCTAAATGGGAAGAAGTTGATAGAATTGCAAATAAGTATAACCGTTTGATTTTGTTCCGTGCAGACCAGTTCCATGCATCAACAAATCATTTTGGGAATAGTCTACAGAGTGGAAGACTGACACAAGTATTCTTTATTCAAACTGAAAGATGATTTCTTTTTGTCAATATGTTTTGAAAGAGGGTGGGAGTATCCACCCTCTTTTTGTGGAAAATCATGAAACTGGTAATACAGGTTTGATGAACCCATCTGTATTTGTAGATGGAAATAAAGTTCTGGTTAATCTTCGGTCAGTAAATTATTTTCTGTATCATGCGGAAAATCGTAGATTTCCAAACAGATATGGACCACTATGTCATATGCAACCAGAGACTACAAGAATCTTAGGAACAAAGAACTATCTTACAGAACTTGATGAAAACTATGAAATAAAATCAATCAACAAAGTTGATACCTCCAGATGTGATATTGTTCCCAAATGGTTATTTCATGGATTGGAAGACGCCAGAGTAGTAAGATGGGATGGAAAACTTTATCTGTGTGGTGTTCGTAGAGACACAACAGATAATGGTGAAGGAAGAATGGAACTCTCACATGTTGTAGGAACACAAGAAATTTCAAGACATAGAATACCTAGTCCAAACAATCAGTATTGTGAGAAGAACTGGATGCCTATTCTAGACAAACCATTTCATTTCCTGAGATGGGCTAATCCAGTTCAAGTTGTCAACAGTGACGGGGTTATTGTTCATGAAGGAAAAGAAAAACTAGATCTTCCTAGAGAATTAAGAGGTGGTTCTCACGTTATTTCAATTGGAGATTATTACATTTGTGCAACACATGAAGTAGAGTTTTGCCCAGATGAACAGGGAAGAAAAGATGGCATCTATACTCATCGATTTGTTGTATATGATAAAGACTGGAATTTTATAAGTCATACTTCACCATTCAATCTCATGAGGGCGAAAATCGAATTTATCACAGGCATGGCTGTACATGGTGATAATATTCTTATTAGTTTTGGATTCCAAGATAACGCAGCATATCTACTGTGCATAAATCAAAAATCATTTATGGAGTTTGTATGTTAGAACAATATGTTGAAAATCCAGAGGATCCACGGATTAATTTTGATCTTGGTCTCTGGTATGAACAAAAAGGACAACTTGCTGCAGCTTTCTCTTTCTACCTAAGATGTGCAGAAAGATCCATAAATGATGATCTAACATATCAGGCTCTATTACGTGCTGCTGGTTGTGTTCATATCAGTGGTGACCATCCAGAGACTGTTGAAGATCTTGTGGAATATGCTAAGTCCACAAAGAAAGAATTGATTAATATTGTTCTTCAGGGACAATATACTGACTACACGGATGTGGTTGCAAATTACTATCTTGAACTTCCATTTGTTAATCAGGTAATTATATCCTGTTGGGAAACTGATAAAGAAGAAGTAAAAGATTCAAGAATTAAGTTTGTAAGAAGTAAGTTTCCTGATATTGTAGGAACTGGCAATCGTAATCTTCAAATTATTTCCTCTCTTGCTGGTCTTAAGGTTGTTGATACAAAATTCTCAGTCAAAATTAGATCCGATCAAAAGTATTCTCATCAGGCCATGACGAGAATGTATGAACATTTCTTCAGGAACAAGGAAAGAGTGATTACGTTCCAAGATGATGAAACTAAACCAAGAAATCGTATTTTTGTTAGTGGTAGTTTCCCAGGATTTCCATTTCATCCCAAAGATCACATCATGTGGGGGAATACTGAGGATCTAATTGATGTCTTTAGTCTGCCACTTGAACAACATTCAATTTACACAAGGGCTGGTATTCAACAGAAAGATTATTGGAAATATTACAAATACTTCGTGAGAACTGAGAGTTATATCGGTGCCTTTTACTGCGCTAATTTTGATGAACGTATCAGGATCTTTCTACTCAAACCAGAAGACTATCTCTACGATGATGCCAAATATCACGATGAAGCTATTGGTGTAAGTGATTGGTTGACATCAAAAGTATTCAAATCATTCCCCAAAGAAATCAATGAACTTGAATGGCCTAAGTATGGTTGGACTGAGTATCCTTTCCAACAACAACGGGATCAATTCGGTGAACGATGGGATGAGGACGGTGTGTGACGGTTTCCCGACCGACCACAGCCTCTTGACAAGGACATCCTTCCTAGATATATTAGGTAAGTCGTTCAGCTCCCAACCATGACCAATTTGATGCAAAAACGTCGTTATCGTGTTGTCCTGGATCTTGATATTTTGGATGATAGTCATCCTGAAGATTTCAATTGGGAAAATATGCTTGACATTCAAGGCGAAGAAAGTGTTCGATTGGTAACTGTTGAAGAAGTGGACGAATTTGATTGGTAAGTCATTTACTGCGCAGTAAATATCCACCCATATATGCTGCGGGTGGATTATTTTTTTGGAGAAACATGAATCTTTCCCTTCAAGAAGTTGATGCACTTATGGCTTCACTGCAACTGATGAGTATTCGTGATAAAAACATCCAAGAAAATTTTCTTGGTGTAGAATATGCAAAGATCTACAAAAAACTGGAGAACTATCGTTTTAATTTGACTTCTTTTTGATGAAACTTCTTTTTGTTATTTCTGGTGTCTGGTTTCTTCATTGGTTATGTCTGTTGCCCTCTCGTTTAGTGGCTATCGCCACCGCAAACGTCTTGTCCGCTCAGCCGTGGACTGGTTTGTATCAAACTTCATTGGTAAGTATCAACTAGAGATTGATGTTTTAGATAAGGGATTGAACCGTGAAGGTCTCTTTGGAGCCTGCACAGTTCTTGACAGAGACTCCCGTCCCAGAGAGTTTCTTATTGAAATGAACAATACTCTGGATGATGTAACGTACTTATCCACATTATTTCATGAGTTGGTTCATGTTAAACAACGTGTGTTAGGAGAGTTTAAAACCAAATACGATAAAGATTATTGGTTTGGAAAACTGATTGATCCCGACACTGAGTATAAAAATCTCCCATGGGAGGTTGAAGCTCACCAACTAGAGTGTGGTATAATGGAACTGTACTTGGATGAATTGAATGTGTAAATCAAAGGACCTTGATAAGTTCTACACACACCCAGATATTGCAAAAAAGTTCGTTGACAAAATCAATGAAATGTTTCCACTCACTCAGTATGATTTGGTCATAGAACCTTCTGCTGGTAGTGGAAACATTTTGCAGTATCTGCCTGTAGGATCTTTAGGTCTTGATCTTGCACCTGAGAGTGACGGTATCATTCAACAGGATTGGTTTGAGTATGATCCAGAATACCATCCTATTGCAAATAACATCAGGATTGCTGTAGTCGGTAATCCTCCATTTGGTACTGGTTATATGAATCCTCTTGCAAAAGGATTCTTCAACCATGCAGCAAAATTCAGTGAATTGATTGCGTTCATTGTACCTGCTAAGTGGCAAACGTCATGGAAAGTTCAGTTCCAATTGGACAAATCATTCGGTCTATACTACACAGAGTTCCTGCCTAAGAATAGTTTTGTCTTCAATGGTGAACCCTACAATGTACCCTGTTGTATGCAGATCTGGTCAAAGGTTGCACCAAAGGGATATGATGACCTGAGAATTAGAACAAGACCACCGACAAAACATGATGACTTTGAGATGTTTTTGACGTGTGATAATGTGCCTAAACTGCCATTGGTTAGGGAACAAATCAAGAAACAAGAGTATTGGGAGTTTGGATTGAAGTATTGGGGACAGATTCGCGTCTGTGAGTATAGTGAAATTACACCAGAAACCACAACTCATTACCTCTTCAAGTCCAAGAAACCATATGTGAGAGAGATATTTGAACAGATAGAATGGAGTCGTTATGTATCAAATATGGGTGCGCCTAACGTCGGTGGTAAATCACTTGTCATCAAGGCTTACACAGAAAAGAAAAGAGAACTGGGAATCAAGGACTAACCAGTCTGGAAACCTGCACAGGGCCCTCGCCGTGGGGGCCCTTTCGTCGTATGATGGCCACATCGATGAGGTTCCAATGCAACTCCGCCCTTACCAAGATCGCATCACCACTGCAATGCGGATCAATCACAAGGGTCAGTTGATTGTTCCTACTGGTGGTGGTAAGACTCTGTGCATGATCACCGATGCAATGCGTGAGTATGATAATTTTCCTGCAAATTACACCATTGTTGTCTGTGCTCCTCGCATCCTTCTGGCTGAACAGTTGTCTAGTGAGTTCCTTGAGTTTATCACCAACTGCCGTGTGATGCATGT